CTCCTCCACCTCCACCATGACCTCCCGTTTGAGGAGATGTACCATTACCACCATTTCCACCTGCTCCTCCATTTGCTCCATTACTTTGAATAACACCTGTACCAGAGTTAGTTATTGTTTTTGCAACGATAACAATTTGTCCACCAGTTCCTCCTCCTCCACCTGCTCCTCCGCCTCCACCTCCTCCTGCACCACCAGCTCCGGCACCACCTCCACCGCCACCAGAACCAGCAGAAGGTGAAAGAACTACACCACTTGTTTTACCTGCAAAAGAATTTACAGTAGAAACAATTTTTTCTACTGTTGTAACAACAACAGGAGAACCTATAAAAGAGTACAGAGTTTCTGGCGTAGCAGTTCCAGCAGTTCCAGCTACTCCTCCACTACCTCCACCACCAGCTCCACCAATAGCTCCATTTGAACCGAGAGAAGCACCTACACTAGAACCATTTGTTCCAGCAGTTCCAGCTGCACCAGATGAACCATCACCACCAGCTCCACCAGATGAACCATTTGTTCCAGCTAAAATGTTATTTCCAGTTCCACCAGCTCCTCCAGCTCCTCCTCCACCAGCAACACCACCAGAACCATTTGAACCAATAGTTCCAACAGTACCGTTATTTCTTATAGTTCCATTATTTGTGAGAATGTTTTGTACAAATATTCTATATCCAGCAGGACTTAAAATAAAACTTGTGTTTATAGTTAAGTTTTTGTAATACATATCTCTAGTAAGAGTTGTATTACTTGAAATAGTTACATCTCCGTCAGATCCATCACCAGTAAAACCAACAACAGCATTTAAATCATTATTATTTAATTGATCACCAGCAATCCAAGGGTAAGTCATTTTATGAAATAGTTAGTTCCCAGTCAATTGTTAAAGTTTCGCTCACTGATTTTGTGACGCTGATCAGGACGTGTGAAAGCAATATACCAGTATCAACCGTACCAGTACCGTTGCTGAAAATACCTGCCTCTGCGTAAGTTCCTGAAGTTTCTGTTGCGTTAAAAAACGCTGTTGCATATCCAACATTGCTTGCGTTCGTCAATGACGCAATGGCATTTCGATACACCTCTACACCAAGAGTTGTGTCACCATTTGCCACTGCAGTACTACTTGAACCAAGAGCTGCGTGCGTAATCAGCATTGTATTTGTAGGTGATGCGTTTGTGAGGTTGTTGGCGATCAGTTTGCGCCCAACAATAGGTATAATGTTTTCGTAGTACAACATCTCAACCTTACAGACACGATGTAGCTGTGTCATCAACTGCTTCATCAACTCAAACTTTCCAGTATCGCGAGCTTCCGTGATCTGGTCATTCAAGGCAAAATGCGCTGGGGTTTCCAGCTTTGCTTTTTGTATGCGATAGAGACCTGAGAAGTCGACTGTTTTTTCTTTGATTGAAATACCCATATATTTATATTATAGCAACTTTTTATAATTAACCCAACGGCGAGCCGTTCAAAATAAACTGTCTTTTGAAGCCATCTGGGTACGGTGTGATTTCACCTACACAGAAAATGACAGCATAGTCTAGTGCTTGCACTGTAGGTACTTCAGCAATAGCCACCGTCTCTGTTTGAGGATTGTGAACAAGTGAGGTCATTATCGTTTCAGAAAGCACGATTGTTTCAAAATAGCTCTCTACCAAGTCAACAACTTCGTTCTGGTCAATCTTGATTTCTTTGTCCTTTTGAATAAGCAAATACTGTAGAAACTCCATCATTCCAAAAGTTTGCGTGGTTACAAGAGACACCTCGTGTCGCCACTCGTTTCCATTTGGTCTCAACGTGCTCGTAATACGATTGACGATATAGTCTTGGTCAATTCCTCGTATCGTACTCTGAACATTTATTGCCATACCAACTTTCAAACCTGCTTCTTTTGTTTGAAATTTTCCCTCGTGGATTTCTGTAGACCAACCGCGAAGTTCTGCACTTGCTCTGTCTCGCGCACCCTCTTTTGAGTTGATTGACGTATCCACAACTTTATACTCAAACGCGCCGTGTGCTGCAATTGCGACTGGGTCTTTCACACGAACAATAACAGGAATGTGAGGGTCTCCTGTAACGGAAACAACTTGTCCGTTTGTTGGCTGACTACCACTTGGAAACTTCAGAGCTTTTTCATTGAAGTTGTACACCGCATCAAAAAGTGTCGGGTCATCTATGAAGTCAATACCGACAGTGATTGCCGAACCTGCAACAGTCCACGAAGTATTTGAGTATTTGTACGCAAGTAAAAAAGTTATCTGATTACCGTCAGCAATTTGTGTTTCAGTGAGCGTGCTACCAAGATACGTACCACCACGAACTATGATTGTATTGCGCAGATTTTTCACATCATTCTTAATTTTGAGACTATCAAAATAATACTTGCCGTTTGTGTCGGTCAAATTAAAAGGTGACGCAATGCTTTCCTTTGCAAAAAAATGTATATCCTTATCCTCATCAACATACCAGTCACAACCTGAAAGCTCTGCAAGCTGCTGCAAGCACTTGCTGGGGTACTCGTATTTGAAAGCAAGATAATCAATTGCACCTACGGCTGCAACATTGTTAAATGTGAACCCAGTGCTGTAATTGGTGATGATGTCCTCAATCGCTAACTGAACATTTGTGTTTTCGTACACGTTTGCTACCAGCTCACGATCTAGGTCAAAGCTGTAGTCTTTCGCGAGACAACTGATGATTTGTACGTTTCCACCACTCAAAGTCTCGTCACTTTCAATCAACGTACCTGCAAAAATAACAGTGCTGTCTTCCAACACTTTTACGTCATCAAGCATAGAGGGTTTCCAGTCGGTAACACTATCAACAATAACCTCAAAATTACACATATCTATCTGACTGGTCAATGCACGAGAAACAATAAGACCGTCAGACGTAATGGACGTGGTACGGTCTACAACGAGCGTATGCACGCCTGATTGTGAGATTGATGTATTGATTGCAGAACCGCCTTTTGTTGCGGAGACCTCAAAAACGTCCGCAGTAAGACCTGCTGAAATGACATAGTAAGCCGTACCAACAACCAGACCTGTAGGCAATGCACCAGTAGTCGTGAAGTACACAATATTATCTAAAACAAGACCGTGAGCAATACGCGTAAAAATTGCAGGGGACGCAAGTGTCACCGTGAATGTTCCGTGCGAGATTTTTACTAGAGGTGCAGACATATTTATATTTTCATATTACGGCGCAATGCTTCTACTATCTCATTACCGAAGAGACGACCAGCATCTGCAGACAAGTAGTTGCCACCAGTTATATTGACCACAGTTGAACCACCACCACCAAAGTTTTTTAGTTTTGAAAGCGGTATGACAGCTTCACTTTCACCACCCTCTCCTATCATTGCAAGTGTTGGTCTGGTAACAATTCCACCCTCTGCAAACGGATTTATCTTGCCAACAAAACTACTAAAACCAGAGCTGATATTGCTACCAACATTTCGTATTCCTTGAGCTATATTCAACCTTGCGAAAGCTGAAATCACCTTTTCAATCCAGTTGGACAGTGACGAGAGCGTTTCTATTACAAAATTGATACTTTTTACAAAAACATTTGTAAAGAATGTTGCGACTTGCGTACCTGTCGTGATTATCTGTACAAGCAAAATTGCTGTGTACTCTATTACTTTCACTAAAGCACCAAACGCAATGACAAGCATACCGCCAGCCACTTGTGCAAGCGCTTGCAAGAACGGTTGCAATGGCTCAATCGCTGCCCATAACTCACGAAGAGCTGGCAACAGATTTTGAGTAAAAACGAGCACGACATTGTCCCACGCTTCTTTCATCATTGTGATAAGACCAGTGTGCATATCAAGTTGTTGTATGCTTTCCGAGATCAGCGCACCAAGATTTCTGAACTTATCAATAACACCAGAAAGTCCGAGCTCATTTAACTTGGTCAATGCGTCCGTCACTGCTGGCAACAGAATAATACCGAGCTTCTGTATTTCTACATTGAGATTATTTTTGAGCAACTGCCACTGCTTTTCAAACTGTGCAGTCTGTTTTCCGAACGCTTCCTCAACTGCGTTTGCACCAGTAGTCATATCGGCATATGAAGACGCAACAACACCAGCTTGCGTGGAGAGTAACGCAAGTACAGATGTCAACGCTTCACCTGAACCAATAGCACCTGCGAACTGCGATGTATTTCCCTCTGATGCGTCCTGCATTGCTTGAAATGCTGAAGTCGCCCCTCCTGTTTTCGCTATAAGCTCTTTGAATGTCACTACACCAAGTTTACCGAACAAGTCCTGCGCGTCCTTTGTCGGTTTTGAGAGAGATACCAGTGCAGCTTTCAACGAGTTTTGCGAAATGCTGGCTGACTTGTTTACCTGCGTAAGTGCTGCGGTCATCGCCGATAGTTCTTGAAGCGATATTCCTGCCGCAACCGCAAGTGGCGCAACAAGACCGAATGACTGCGACAGATCCGAAACTGTCGTGATACCGTTTTTTACTGTCTTGAAAAGAATGTCAGATATTTGAGACGCATCAAGACCACTGTCACGAAAGTTGTTGATTGCCAAAGTCATCAGCGTGGTAGCTTCTTCAGTTGTACCAAGACCTGCTGTAGCAAGTTTTGCCGAGTTCTTCAAAACATCTAGTGCTTGAGCACTGTCCGTAATACCTGCCGAGAAAATAGCATACGCTGAAGCACCGAGGTCATCGGCTGTTTTCGGTATTGTTTTCGTCAACTCTAAAATACCAGTACGCAAGCCATTGATTGCTTCAGTGCTATCACCAGAAATAAGCGTTGAAATATCGCCGAGACGACTTTCAAACGCTGCGGTAGCTTTTATAACACCACCAACTGCAACAGCAAGAGCAGTAAAGGCGACTGCGCCTACTGCTGCCATTTGTTTCAAAGACGGTGCAAGACGTTTACTACGCTCATTGACGTGATCTACACTATTGCCAACTTCACGTAGTGTGCGACTTGCATTATCTTTGGCTTCTATGAGTATTCCGATTTTTGCTTCAGCCATAATAAATTATTTTTTATTTTTCTTT